ATGCAACCTGCTGTATGGCTAGATTTTTTAAACGACATCTTTGCAGGAGATAAAGAAGTCATTCGCTACATTCAAAAAGCATTAGGTTACTCATTAACTGGAAGCACAAGAGAACAAGTCATGTTCATTCTATTTGGTAAAGGTCGAAACGGTAAAAGTATTTTTGTTGAAACGATTGCAGAAATACTAGGCGATTATTCAAATAATATGCAAGCTAAATCGTTAATGGTAAAGAAAAATGACAATGTAAACACAGATATTGCTCGTTTGAGTAAAGCAAGATTTGTCACAAGTTCTGAACCTAACGAAGGTTTTAGATTTGACGAAGGTTTAATCAAACAAATAACTGGTGGAGATAAAGTCACTGCACGTTTCTTATATGCTGAAGAATTTGAATATACACCTAAGTTTAAGATTTGGGTTTCGACAAACCATAAACCAATCATCAGAGGAACAGACGATGGTATTTGGAGAAGATTAGTATTAATTCCATTTGATGTGCAAATACCTGAAGGAAAAGTTGATAAAGATCTTAAATATAAATTATTAAGAGAAGCACCTGCAATCTTAAATTGGATGGCAGAAGGTGCGTACATGTGGATGAGAGAAGGACTTGAATTACCAGAGAAGTTAAAAGACGCTGGTCAAACTTATCGTACTGAAATGGATGTTGTTGAGCAGTTCATTCAAGAAAAGTGCAAGAGAGCAGAGGATGTTAGAGAAACAGGAAAAGCACTTTATGAAGAATACAAGAAATGGGCAGATGAAAACAACGAGTACAAAATGGATAAGAATAAATTCGGTAAGAAATTAAAAGAGAAATTCCGAAGTAAAAAAATGAATAACGGCGTTAATTATTTAGGCGTTGAACTAGTTGAGAAATATCCAGGTTTACGTGGGTTAAATTAAAAAGTGAACACCAAAGTGAATACCCAATTTTACACTTTTAGTCTTTAAAAGCCTATTATATCAACATTTATATTACCTATTTTATAAAAGTGAATACCTATGATTATAAAAGTCATATACAAATATATAAAAAACATTATATACGTATATATTTCTATAGAGAGATTTATTTAGGCGAGGTATTCACTTTTTATTTAAAACCTTACAGCAGTAAGGGTTAGAGGCTATTTTAGGTATTCACTTTGGTATGCACTATTTGAGGTGATCAAGTGTCAGAACAAAAAATCCAAAACGAAATAATCTTAGCAATCAATCAACGTGGTCATAGACTTTGGAGAGCGAATGCTGGAAAAGTACAGACAAAAGATAACAGAATAATCAAATTACTCCCTAAAGGGTTTCCTGATACATTTGGTTATCGTAAGTCAGATGGAAAATTTATTGCAATCGAAGTTAAAACAGAAGCAGGAAGATTACGACCTGAACAAATTAAATTTAAAACTTTTGCAGAAACACAAAATATTTTATACGGCGTTGCACGAAGTGTGGAAGACGCAATCAAAATTGTAGAAGGTGATTCATAAATACTATTTATACGATTCATGTGTAGTGTGATTCCACTAGGCAATCGCGAATATATTTAAAGGCAACATAACTAAAGATGAGTTTGATAAATTAAAACAGACTACAAGCGAAGTTGAAAGCGAAGATATTCAGACATCTCACATGGATATGTAAAGCACCTAAGTATACAGGACTTGAGTGGATAGAATACGAAGAATTAACCAAAGTAAGACGGAAACGAAAGAGGGAGAAAAAGTGAATGCTAGAGAAGAACAAGTAATGCTCAAATTTAGTATTACCGGTCACATCAACACATTTGTTCCAGTCGAAAAAGGTCAAGAACTGGACGAAGCAGTGACTGAGAAGTGCGAGAGTTTAGAAAATAATCCTAACGATATATTCAACATGAATTTTGAAATAGATAAAACAGAGGTGGAGTAAGCATGGAGACAATAGATTTTAAAGTTAAAGGAATTGAATACAGATTATACCCAGTGCATTTGAAAAAAATGGAGGAAGAAAATATTCAATTAGCTAATGTGAGAACCAGACTTATCAAAGGTTGGTATCTAGAAGACGCCGTAGAGGCACCAATCGGAATGAGACGCAAGGAATGGTTAAATTTGAAAGAAGATGTAGTTGGAGAAGAAACGCTTAAAGAAAAGCTAGAGAGATATAGAACAGAACGTTTAAAACGCAATAAACCTCACTTGTTTAACGTACCTCAGAAGCACAGCAGAGGTAAGTGGTTTGAACATTTATTAGAAGATAACACGTTTGTAAAAATCAAAACTGACAAATATGGCAGAGTACAAAGGGGATAATCAAATGGAATTACACAAATTAAATAAAGGTGATGATATTTGGTTTAAATACCCTAACGCTACAAACTCATTCCCAGCAGTTGTGGAAGAGTTCCACTATAACTTTAAAGGCGAACCTTATTTAACCGTGTTGGTAGGTAGTTAGCGTGTAGAGATTGATGATAGATATGAAATAGTAAAGGTGTGAATTAGATGGCAGAAGTAACTAAGGAACAATTATTAGAATTCATTAGAAACAATGAGTTAGATTGGGATGAAAGTTATCCACATAGTGATTGGTGGAAGTTCAGAGATGAACGTGACGCTTATAAGAAGCAACGTGATGAACTAATACAGGATATAGCTGAATTAAGAAAACAATTGGAGGATAAGAAAATGGGCAACACATTAGAATTGAAATTATTATCAGAAAACGCAACTATGCCGAAGAGAGCAAACTCTACAGATAGCGGATTAGATTTGTATGTATCAGAAACAACAACAATCAAAGCAGGAGAAACAAAAGCAGTTAAAACAGACGTAGCTATTAATTTACCTCATGGATATGAAGCACAAGTGAGACCTAGATCAGGTAAGTCGCTTAAAACAAAGTTACGTGTAGCATTAGGAACAATAGACCAAACATACAATAAAGAAATCGGTATTATCACAGATAATATAGGTGATGAAGATATCACAGTGAAAAAAGGAGAAAGACTAGCTCAGTTAGTTGTAGCACCAGTTGTATATCCTACACCCAAGCAGGTTGATTGGTTTGAAAAAGAAAGTGACAGAGGCGCATATGGAAGCACAGGAGAGTAAAGATATATACGAAAGAGTAAAAGAGGTGTTGAGGAAATGAGATACCTAATCAAAACAACAACTCATGAAAAGACTGGCGAGATATTTAGAAACGTTATCAAAATAAAAGACAACGAAGATTACACGATAGTTAAAGCCAATAGCAAAGATGAAGCGATTGAAAGGATTGAAGATAATGATTAAAAGAATCATAAGCATTATATTAACAATTGCACTATACGAGTTAATTAAATACATTACTACTCAATATTTAACACGTAAAACAAATACGAATATACCGATGGACTTTAATATGGCAGACCACGCACACTTAGGTGGTGTGTAAGATGTGGATAATCATAAGTATTATATTGGCAATGACTGGGCTGCTATTACTTGCAGATAATGTAATGAAATCGCAAGAGATTAAATCATTACAGTATACCAACTTCCAATTAATTAAACGACTGTTTAATAACGGGGATGATGAAATCATAAACATATATAAAAAGTATATGAACAATAAATAATGGAGGTATACAATGACGTATGAGATTAAACCAGGTACGTTCAAGTATATTGAATCAGAGATATATAACTTAGAACATAATAAGAAAGAGATAAACAAACTGAGAATGGAAATACTTAATCCAACTAAACCATCAGATAAGAATGTGATCTATGGTCCATCGCAGAAGAGTGAGCCAGTGCGTACAACAGAAGTCATGGCTACAAGATTATTAACCAACAAGATGTTACGTAACTTAGAGGAGATGGTAGAAGCTGTTGAGTATGTATACAATAAGTTACCTGATGAACATAAGAGAGTGGTGCAGTTAAAGTATTGGAACAAAGATCGAAAGCTAACGATGACACAGATAGGTGACGAGTGTCACATGCATCGTAACACTGCATCAACAATAAGAAAGAACTTTGTTAAAGCTGTTGCATTACATGTGGGTGTGAAATAAGTTTGTGCAAACGTTGTGCAAATGGTCTACGATTAAGTGTTAATATGGTAGTGTAAGTAACTAATGGAGTTTTCTCAAAGCACATCACAATTGAGTGATGTGTTTTTATTTTGTTAAAGGATGAACACACATGAAGTTTTCGAGACGAGAACGAAGAAGCTTTTATAATTCGATTGAATGGAGACGCAAACGAGATGCCATCAAAGAAAGGGACCACTATGAATGCCAGGCATGTAAGAGGCAGGGTAAAGTAGGCATCGATGTTTACGAGGCTAATAGGAATGGGCGTAAAAAGATAAAGCTAGTAGTACATCATATTAAAGAATTAGAAGATAATCCAGAACTTAAACTCGACGATGATAATTTAGAAACTTTATGTGTTGAGTGTCATAACAAAATTCATGATAGAGATTTTTCAAATCGGAAAAATAAAAATCATAAAAAACAAAAATGGGAAGATGATGAATTTTGGTAACAAGAAAATAAATAAAATATTTATATAATACCCCCCTGGTCAAATAGTTTTAAGTTTTTATTGGCCGCGGGAACCGGTGTGAGGGATTCGATTCCCCAGATTTTTAAAAAATTTTTATATGTTAGGAGGCTATTGAATGAAAAATAAAACAAAAATTAAAAAATATTTAATGGAACAAATTAATAAAGATAATCCAGTTCAAATAGAAAAAGTAGAGCGTTACTTAAATTTATTAGATATATTTTATAAATTAGATGATGATATAAAAACTCATGGGACCATGGTTGAAACTAAAAATGCCTCTCAAAGTTTTGTTAAACCTAATCCCGCGCTTGCAGAAAAAAATAAAGTTAACGGCTCTTTATTAGCAATTGAAAAATCATTCGGATTGGACAAAAAGAAAAAACAGGAGGAAACGACACCTCGCCGTGATTTATTATGATTAGAAATAAACATGTGGATGAGTACATCCAATTATGGAAAAAAGGCAAAATATTATTAAATAAAGAACGTATTTTGCTTATAGAATACTTAGAAAAGTACATTTTAAGTCGAGATGATTTATATTTCGATGAAGAACAAATTGAAAACTTTATTAAGTTTACAGAACGATGGTATTTCAAATTGGAGCCTTTTCAAAAATTTATAATCCCTTTTATTTTTCTGTTCGAAAAAGAGGATAATTTCCTTTTTTACGAACAGTTTTTTATTACGCTCGGTCGTGGGGGCGGTAAGAATGGATTAATCACTGCGCTGTCAAATTACTTTATATCTTATTTACATGGTATACCCAATTACGATATTTCAGTGGTTGCGAATTCTGAAGACCAAGCTAAAACTTCATTTGATGAAGCATATAACATGATTGAAAGAAATGAATTAGAAGATATTTTTTATCTAACAAAATTAGTTATCACTGACACACAAACTAAGTCCCGCTTTCGTTTCAGAACTTCTAATGCTGGTACTAAAGATGGTGGGCGTGAAGGTTGTGTGATTTATGATGAAGTCCACCGATATGAAGACAGTGAAACGGTGGACGTTTTTAGTTCTGGGCTTGGTAAAGTTAAGCATCCGAGAGAATTTTTCATTGGTACAGATGGATATATACGAGAAGGTTTTTTAGATAAACTCAAAGACCGTGCGTTATCTATACTCAAAGGTAAAACACCTGATGACAGATTATTCCCATTCATTTGTAAGTTAGATGAGAAAACAGAAGTAGATGATTCTTCTAATTGGGAAAAAGCAAACCCGATGTTTAGTGAGCCGATGAGTGAGTATGCTAAAGGTTTATTCCGAAAAGTTAAAAACCAATACAATGAGATGTCATTTAGTCCAACGAAGCGGTCTGAATTTATGACAAAACGAATGAACTTACCAGAGGAAGACTTAGAAAAAATTATAGCCACAAGAGAAGAAGTATTAGCAACGAATCGACCATTTCCAGATTTGGAACATAAACAGTGTATTGGTGGTCTTGATTATGCGAATATCAAAGACTTTGCAGCAGTTGGATTGTTGTTTAGAGATGGGGACGATTATATTTGGAAATCTCATTCGTTTGTCAGAAAAGGTTTTTTAGACAATGTAAAGTTAAAACCACCGATTTACGAATGGGAAAAACAAGGTTTACTAACGATTGTCGATGAGCCTACCATTAGTGAATTTTATATTGCACAGTGGTTTGATGATATGAGACAAATTTATGGTTTAGAAAAAGTTATCGTTGATAATTATCGTATTGATTTAATTAGACGTGCGTTTGAAGAATACGGGATTGATTATGAAGTCATACGAAGCCCACGTTCAATTCACGGATTACTTGCACCAAGAATTGAAACAATGTTCGCAAATGAAAATATTATTTTTGGAGACAATCCATTGATGCGTTGGTATACCAATAATGTTGCTGTCAAAATAAAACCTGATGGCAACAAAGAATTCATTAAGAAAGATGAAGTACGGCGAAAAACAGATGGTTTCCATGCAATGTTACACGCACTTTATCGTGCAGATGACTTATTAGAAGTTGATTTAAACGATAGTTTAGACTTTCTTAATGCAATTAGTTTCTAGTAGAAAGGAGGGATAATAATTGGGGATTTTAGACAAAATATTAAACAGACAGAGTGAAATTAGTTGGATGTATGATTTAGAGTTATTTCAAGAAACATCAGAAAAAACATATTTAAAAAGAATGGTATTAGATACATGTATAGAATTTTTAGCACGAACGATATCGCAATCAGAGTTTAGAATTACGAACACTGAAAGAAAAGTTGTTAAAGATAGTATTTGGTATAAGTTAAACGTTCGACCGAATACAGATTTATCTTCTACAGACTTTTGGCAGAAAGTGATTTATAAACTGATATATGATAACGAGGTTTTAATTGTCGTGAGTGATACACGTGATTTGTTGATTGCGGATAGTTATCAACGTAAAAAATATACATTGTATCCTGACATATTCGAACACGTCATGATTGATGAATATGAGTTTGAGCGTTCGTTTAATATGGATGAAGTCATTTATTTAACTTATGATAATAATAAAATTACTGACTTTGTGAATGACTTGTTTAAAGATTATGGTGAATTATTTGGGCGTATGTTAGATGCCCAAATGCGTAATTATCAAATCAGAGGTATTTTAAATGTTGATTCACAAAAAGTGGGAACACAAGCAGAAACGGAAAAAATGCAAAATTTTGTAAAAAAACTCACACAGTCATTTAGGAAAAACGGTGTAGCTATTTCTCCATTAACAAGAGGTTTTGAATATCAAGACTTATCAAGTAGTGGTAAAACGAGTAACGCACCGTATGATGATTTGTCTAAGTTACATAAATCATTACTTGATTTTGTAGCACGTGCGATTGGCATACCACCATCACTTATTAATGGTGATATGGCAGATTTAAAAAACGCATTAGAGTCATATAGCAAATTTTGCATGAAACCACTTAATAAAAAAATCGAAGACGAATTAAAAGCGAAATTGTTAAAGCAATCTGATGTTATTAAAGGTTGGGATTTACGCGTTATCGGTATCGATAAGAAAAACCCACTTGAACTTGCAGATAGTATTGACAAACTCGTTTCATCAAGCACTTTCACTCCGAATGAAGTGCTTATTTTATTGGGGGAAGAAACTTCTGATGACCCAGAAATGGATAAACATTTAGTTACAAAAAATTATCAAAAAGCACATGAACAAGATAATGAAGATGATGATTCCTTTAAAGGAGGTGATGATGAATGAAAATAAACGTAAAGGGCGCAATAATTCCAAATAATGATAAATGGATTTATGACATGCTAGATATGGATTCAACGTCACCGAAAGATATTATTGACACTATTTCTGATAGTAATGAAGATTTAGAGGTATTAATTAACAGCGGTGGCGGTGATGTCTTTAGTGGCAGTGAAATCTACACTGCATTGAAAGAATATCCAGGTAACGTCAACGTAAAAGTTGTTGGTGTTGCGGCTAGTGCAGCATCTGTTATTGCAATGGCAGGTGACAAGGTAGAGGTTAGTCCAACCGCACAAATCATGATTCATAATGCAAGTACATTTGCAATGGGTGATGATAAAGAGATGACACATACCTCAAAAATGTTGAGCGGTGTCAATCGTGGTATAGCGAATGCTTATATTGCTAGAACAGGTAAATCTGAACAAGAGATTTTAGATTTAATGAGCGATGAAACTTGGTTGAATGCACAAGATGCGGTTGAATTAGGTTTTGCAGATAACAAAATGTTTGAGGAGAAAGCACCTAAACTTGTTGCTAATTCTGGACAAATGTTATCGGACGATGCAATGAATCGTATTGCTACATTGATGAGCAAAACACCAGAAATTAAAATTGATGTAGATCAAATCGCAAATAAAGTTATTGAAAAATTAAATGCAAAACAAGATGAAGACAAAGCAGAAGTGGACGAGCAGAAAGTAAAACAAAATAAAGAAGATGAGAAAGAATCTAGCGAAGCCTTACAAAATAAGGAAACACCTAGATTCTTTTTTTAATACAAAATAAACAAGGAGGGTCATAATATATGACTATTAATTTATCAGATGAATTTAAAACAGCCCGTCAAGAATTTATTAATGCAATTCAAGACGGTAGCTCACACGAAGAACAAGCGAAATTATACGAGGGTATGATTAACGAATTATTTGAAGAAGCAAAAGCACAAGCTAAAACAGAAGCGGAACGTGTGTCTAGTATGACAACTGCAGACCAAAAATTAACCGCTTCACAACGTCAATTCTTTAACGACATCAACACAAATGTTGGTTACAAAGAGGAAAAATTAATCCCGGAAGAAACAATTGACCGTATTTTTGAAGATTTAACAACTGAACATCCACTTTTATCAGATTTAGGAATTAAAAATGCAGGTTTACGTTTAAAATTCTTAAAATCTGAAACATCTGGTGTAGCTGTTTGGGGTAAAATCTTTGACGAAATTCGCGGTCAATTAGATGCTGCATTCAGCGAAGAAACTGCAATTCAAAATAAATTAACAGCATTTGTTGTTTTACCAAAAGATTTAACTGATTTCGGTCCTGCTTGGATAGAACGTTTTGTTCGTACACAAATCGAAGAAGCATTTGCTGTTGCATTAGAAGCCGCCTTTTTAGCAGGTGACGGTAAAGAAAAACCAATCGGCTTAAATCGTCAAGTGCAAGAAGGCGTTTCTGTAAGTGGTGGTGTGTACCCAGAGAAAAAAGCATCTGGTACTTTAACATTCGCTGATTCACAAACAACTGTTAACGAATTAACAAAAGTTTACAAAAACCATTCAACTGATGAAAAAGGACATCCAGTAGTTGTAAAAGGTAAAGTAACTATGGTTGTAAATCCTGCAGATGCGTTTGATGTTCAAGCACAATATACTCATTTAAATGCGAATGGTGTGTATGTAACTGCTTTACCGTTCAACTTAAATATTGTTGAATCTGTAGCACAAGAACAAGGTAAAGTATTAACATACGTACAAGGTCGTTACGATGGTTATCTTGGCGGAGGAATCAATCTTAAAAAGTTCGACCAAACATTTGCGCTTGAAGACTTAGATTTATATACTGCTAAACAATTTGCTTATGGTAAAGCTAAAGACGACAAAGTAGCAGCCGTTTATAACTTAAAATTAACACCTGGTACAAGTGCAAGTGGTAGCAATTCGTCTGACAAATAATCCACAAACAAGGATGTGATATAAGTGGATGAATTGTTAAAAGAGTTTAAAGAAAGAATGCATATATTTCATGATGCAGAAGATGAATCGTTAAAAAAGATTTTAAATAAATCTTATTTTGCAATTCAATCTATTTGTGGTGAATTTGATTTAAAAGATGATGTCATTGGTCAAGAATTAGTTATGGAACGGTCAAGATATGTCTATAACGAACAATTGCAATTTTTCCATAAAAACTATGCCACAGCGTTAATGGATTTCGGTTTAGCCAATCAAGTTTATAAGGGTGATGCGTATGCCTCAGATGAGATTCAAGAATAGAAGTTTACAGTCTGGGGACTTCCGCACGCCCGTTTCTTTTTATAGTTACGTGAATGATGGGCCTTACCCAGATGATGTCGAGGAAAAGTTGTTATACAAATGTTTTGCAGAAACGTATAGTCCCTCTATAAAAGATAGAGAAATATTAGATGTGAACAGTGCAAAGCAAGGTTTAACTATAGTCATTCGTGACCCGTACCAAACCTTTACGCCAAACAATAAACATGTTGTTTTGGTTGATGATTTTCGACTTGATGTTAAAACATTTAATATATACGATGTTCGACTTGATACACCTGGTAAAGGTTTTATTACGATTGCGCTAGGTGAAAAATAATGAAAGTAGAAATTAAAGGCATTCCCGAACTTGAAAGAACGTTGGAACGTGAGTTTGGAAAAAAAGCAATGCAACGAAAAAGTGATAAAGCACTTGTTAAAGCGACTGACTTTGAATTAGCTAAATTAAAGCACAACTTCTTATCATTTAAAGATACAGGTGCGTCAATCGAAGAAATGACACGCACAAAACCTTATACAGATATTAGAGATGGAAGACGTGCAGTTACTATTCATTGGGTTGGTCCTAAAGAAAGATACAGACTTATTCACTTGAATGAACACGGTTATACACGAGATGGTAAAAAATATATTCCTAGAGGTTATGCGGTGATTGAAAAAACATTACAAGAAATTAAATCTAAATACACTAGCATTGTAAGGAAAGAAATGGAGCGTAAATCATGAATATTTTAATGTACATCAGAAATATTTTAATTAATGATGATGTGATTCAATCGAATATAAGTAACCGTGTTTATTTTTATGAAGTGACTGAAAATGTTGATACGACAAAGCCATTCGTGATTATCTCCCCCGTTATTGATGATGTTACGACGTATGTATCAGATAAGTATCTAGCCGAAACATATCAAGTGCAAATTGACGTTGAAACTTACAAAGACCAATTGACTGTGGCACTAACGAAACGTATTCGTTTCCTTATGTGGGAGAACGGATTTCAACAAGCATCAACGCAATTAGATGAGTATTTCAAAGAGACAAAACGATACGTTAAATCAAGACGATATGAAGGTATACCGAAAAATCAATATTACAAAGGAGAACGCATTGAATAAAATGCGTTTTTTTATAAGGAGGAATTTATAATGGGTTCAGCAACAGCAGGATTCAAGAGATTACACGTTGGTTTATTTGATGACGAAGGTAAGAAAATTGTTAGAAAATTTGTATGGGTAGATGAAAACGGTGGTACAGTTAATATGAACATTACTGGTTTAGCGCCAGACATGGTAGACATGTGGGCATCTAACAAACGTGTTTGGATGAAAAAACAAGGTACAAATGAAGTTAAATCAGATATTGATTTATTCAACATTCCTACAGATGACTTAAACGCGGTATTAGGACGTGAAAAAGATGAAAACGGCTCATCATGGATTGGTGATGACACACGTGCGCCATATGTTGCTATTGTCGGCGAATCTGAAACAATCAATGGTCAACCTATTTACTGTGCTTTAACAAAAGGTACATTTAGTTTAGATTCAACTGAATTCAAAACAACTGCAGATAAAGCGGAAGCACCTGAAGCAACTAAATTGAATGGTGACTGGATGAATAGAACAATTGACGGTAAGTCGCGTGTTTATGGTTACCATGAAGGTAAAGAAGGCGCAGATAAATTCTTAGGGCTTGTATTCCCTGGTTTATCTAATCCTGAGTCTACAGAGTCAACTTCTAGCAACACTGACAATAGACGCGCAGGGGAACCAACAGGAAAGCCGTCTAGCGAATCAACAACAAATGAACAATAATTAAATTGAAGGCGCAGTTTTGAATACTGCGTCTTTTTTATTTGTATTAAAAAAAGGAGATGAAATCATGATTGAATTTACAATTAAAAATGAAGAAACAGGTAAAAACGAAACTTATAAAAAAGAAAAAATCACGATGGGAGAAGCAGAAAAATTTTATGATTTTGTAGAAGCTACAGAAAAAGAACAAGAAAAGAGCAATCCTAATGCACGAAAAGTGCGTAAATTAGAACGTGAATTCTTAGTTAATTTATTTACAGACCAAGGGTTAACAGAAGATGATATTTTGAATTACATGGGGACAAAACAATATTTTGAAGTTATGGGTAATATTTTTCGAGAAATCAACGGCAAAGATGAAGACGAAGAACAAGATAGTGAAGATGAAGCGGGAAAGAGCGAAGAACAATCTCAATAAAAGAGCTTATCTCGAATATTAAAGAAATACAACGCTTTTGTATGGAAAAATACGGATGGACGCTAACAGAAGTTAAAAATCAACCGTATTTTGAATTGCTTAGTATTTTAAACCATGATGAAAACAATCAAAACCAACAAAAGCAACAGCCACACAAACCAAAAGATAATTATTATACTGGTTCAGATTTAAGACTATTATTCGGCGGATAGAAAGGAGGTTGAGCGAATGGAAGAAACAGTAAGAGGCGTATCCATACGTAATACCATGGACAACTCAAAAGTTGATGAAGGCTTGAAAAGTTTGAAACGTCAATTTGGTGTTTTAAACAGTGAGATAAAAGCCAATAATTCGGCTTTTAGTAAATCAGAAAAGTCTATGGATCAATATCAAACGCGATTAAACGGCTTGAATGAAAAGATGAAACTGCAAAAACAAATGTTTAATTTAGCTGAAAAAGAATTAAAACAGTTAAATGCAGAATACTCAGAAGCCAAATCACGCGTTAAGAGTGTGGAAAATGCTTATAAACAACTTGTTATAACTAACAGAAAAAACAAAGAAGCATTAGATAAGTCTAATGCTGCAATGAAAGCATCAAATGCAGAGTTAAAAAAACAAGAAGCAACATACAAACGTACGGAAGCCTCTAAAAAGAAAGCGTATGAAAGATTAAAACAACTAAGACAAGCAGAAAAAGAATTAAAAGCGTCTAACCAAGCGACAACAACTCAACTCAAACGCGCAGCCGATGCTACACAAAAGCAAGCCAATAAACATAAAGAGTTAGTGCAAAAATATAAAACTGAAGGCGCTCAAGTTAAAAAACTTCGTGAAGAAAATAAAGCGTTGACTTCTACAAACGA